GGAAGCCGTTGCGGAGGAAAAACCGTGGCGGCTTTTTCTATGGGAAGGAAGGTGGACAGATGCCGAGGAAACCGAAGAAGCCGTGCGCTTATCCGGGCTGTCCCAACCTGACGGATGGGAGGTACTGCCCGGAACACCAAGCACAAGTGAACCGTGAGTATGAAAAGTATGGGCGTGATCCCCGGACAAAGAGGCGTTACGGGAGAGCGTGGAAAAGGATCCGTGACAAGTATGCTGCGGAGCATCCGTTCTGTGAGCTGTGCTTCGAGCGTGGAGTGATAGTACCTACGGAAGAGATCCATCATAAGAAGCCGCTGAGTGAAGGTGGCACGCACGATAGGAGCAACCTGATCGCGCTGTGCAAGTCGTGTCACTCACGCATACACGCGGAGCGGGGAGACCGGTGGGGAAAGAGACCGGAGGGGGAGTGAAAATCCCCGCGCGTATATTCTCCAGGGAACGGCGCGGGGGTCACACGCACAAAAACAAGAAATCAAACGGGGTATTACCCCGGCAGGGAATTGAGGTGAAGGAAAATGGCCAAAGACGGGACTATGCGCGGCGGCGCAAGGGTCGGTTCCGGCAGGAAGTCCAAAGCCCTGACGGAAAAGATCGACAGCGGGCTTGCGGCAACGGTCATCGACCTTCCGGAGCCTGCGGAGATAAGCGGCGAGGATGTGCCGCCGGTGAAGGACTTCTTAAAGGCTGCTCAGAAGAGCGGCATTGACCTTTGCGCGGAGGATGTGTTTAAGGCAACCTTCCTCTGGCTGAAGGAAAGAGGCTGTGACCGGCTGGTGAATACGCAGCTGATCGAACAGTACGCAATGATGGTATCCAGATGGGTACAGTGCGAGACCTGCATATCGGAATACGGATTTCTGGCGAAGCATCCGACCACAGGGGCGGCAATAACAAGTCCCTATGTGACGATGAGCCAGAATTATCTGAAGCAGGTGAACCAGTGCTGGTACCAGATCTATCAGATCGTGAAGGAAAACTGCTCTGTCGAGTACGGCGGGGCGAATCCGCATGATGACCTGATGGAAAGACTGTTATCAGCGCGGAAGAAATAGGAGGGTTTCGATGAAATATGTGAAGAAAAAGCTGTCAGAACTGAAGCCTTACGAGAACAATCCGCGCATCAATGATGAAGCGGTGGACGATGTTGCTGAGAGCATAAAGCAGTGTTCCTACATCGCACCGATCATTATTGACGAGGATGGCGTGATCCTGGCAGGGCATACCAGATATAAAGCACTGAAGAAGCTGGGATATAAGGAATGCGAGGTTGTCATCGCTTCTGATCTGACAGAGGAACAGAAGAAAAAATACCGTCTGTATGATAACAAGACGGCGGAGATGGCTTCCTGGGATCAGAAGAAGCTTTCTGCGGAATTATGTGATGTGGATTTTCAGGGATATGATTTCGGTCAGCCTGAAACAGCGCTTCCGGATGAAGCCGAAAAGGACAGCCCTAAGATGATGACATGTCCATGCTGCGGGGAGGTGTTCGAGGTATGAAGCTGGAAAGACTGAAACTTGCGGACATTGAGCCGTACAAAAATAATCCGAGAAAAAATGATGATGCGGTGAATGCGGTTGCGGAGAGCATCCGCCAGTGCAGTTATATCACGCCGATCATCGTAGATGAGAATCATGTGATCATCGCAGGTCATACCAGATATAAGGCGCTTGTCGCTCTGGGAATGGATTATGTGGAATGTTTGGTCTGTGACGGGCTGACGGATGAACAGAAGAAAAAATACAGGTTCCTGGATAACAAGACCGGCGAAAAGGCAACATGGGATCTGATGAAATTGGAAGTCGAACTGGAAGGACTTGATCTGGAAGGGTTCGACTTTTTTGGTATGGCGGAAGACCTGCCGGTGGACGGTGACGGCAGCGGCGGTTCTGAGAAGGAACTGACCGGTACCACGGAAATAGATGCGGAGGTGTTTGGGGATGAAGAGTTCAAATACGAATGCCCGAACTGCGGTTTCCGGTTCAACTGAGTTTCCGTGGAAGTGGAACCTGTCCGATCTGGAAAGCAGACCTAAGCATGGTCATACCGTGTTTTCCTGCTTCTCCTGCGGCGGCGGTTCCTCAATGGGATATAAGCTTGCGGGATTTGATGTTGTTGGGAACTGCGAGATCGATCCCGATATGATGAAAGTCTACAAGCAGAATAATCATCCGAAGCATTCATTCCTGATGGATATCAGGGATTTCCTGAAGCTGCCGGATGAAAAAATACCGGAAGAGTTGTTCCATCTGGATGTGCTGGACGGTTCACCGCCCTGCTCTGTATTTTCAACAGCGGGTAGCAGGGAAGCCGGATGGAATGTGGAAAAGGTGTTCCGGGAAGGACAGGCAAAGCAGAGGCTTGATGATCTGTTCTTATTTTTCATCGCGATTGCGAAGAGGTTGCAGCCGAAGGTTGTGATTGCGGAGAACGTGAAGGGAATCATTACCGGTAACGCAAAGGGATGGGTCAACCAGATCGTGAAAGCCTTTGATGATGCCGGGTATTCGGTGCAGATATTTCTGTTCAATGCAGCGAGAATGGGCGTGCCTCAGAAAAGAGAGCGCGTCTTTTTTATAGCGCACAGAAAAGATCTGAAATATCCGAAGCTTTCCATGAACTTCAATTCTAAGCCGATTCCGTTCAAGGATGTTCGGGAGCCGTATGGCAAGGCGATGGATCCGAACAGTATGCAGGCAAAGCTCCTGAAATACAGGATTCCTTCTGACAGGTGCATCGCGGACATCAATGAGAGGGTGCGGAAGGTTAAGAACAACGGTTTTTCTACTCCGATTAACAGGGATGATGAGCCGATACAGACGATCGTTGCCGGTAGCAGTCTTTACCGGATGTGCGATGGTCTGCTTATGACGGACAAGGATATCATCGGCTGCCAGACATTTCCGCAGGATTACGACTTTATGGATCAGAGCGTCCAGTATATCTGCGGGATGAGTGTTCCGCCGGTCATGATGGCGAAGATCTCCGAGCAGGTGTACAGGCAGTGGCTGAAGGGAAGTGATGCGGATGAAGATGCGGAAGCTGAAGAAATATAAGCCGACAAAGTTCAAGGCGAAGGATTCCGTCTACGACAAGGATGCAGCGGATTTTGCGGTGAACTTCATCCAGTGCCTCTGTCATACCAAAGGAACATGGGCGGGAAAGCCGTTTGAATTGATTGACTGGCAGGAACAGATCATCCGGGATGTGTTCGGAACCATGAAGCCGAACGGATACCGGCAGTTCAATACGGCATATATTGAGATCCCGAAGAAGCAGGGCAAGTCAGAACTGGCTGCGGCGGTGGCTCTGCTCTTATGCTGCGGAGATGGTGAAGAGCGTGCTGAAGTTTACGGCTGTGCGGCTGACCGGCAGCAGGCTTCCATCGTTTTTGAGGTTGCGGCGGATATGGTCAGGATGTGTCCGGCTCTGAATAAGAGGGTGAAGATCCTGGCTTCCCAGAAGAGGATCATCTTCCAACCGACCAACAGCTTTTATCAGGTGCTGTCTGCGGAAGCGTACAGTAAGCACGGTTTCAATATCCACGGGGTTGTGTTTGACGAATTGCATACGCAGCCGAACAGGAAGCTTTTTGATGTAATGACGAAGGGTTCCGGCGATGCCAGGATGCAACCACTTTATTTCCTGATCACAACTGCCGGAACGGATACGAACAGCATCTGCTATGAAACACACCAGAAGGCAAAGGATATTCTGGAAGGACGCAAGATTGATCCTACCTTTTATCCGGTAATTTATGGTGCGGATGAATCCGATGACTGGACGGATCCGAAGGTCTGGAAGAAGGCGAATCCTTCTCTGGATATCACGGTGGGCATCGACAAGGTGAAGGCAGCATGTGAGTCAGCGAAGCAGAATCCGGGAGAGGAAAATTCCTTCCGGCAACTGAGGCTGAACCAATGGGTGAAGCAGGCGGTCAGATGGATGCCGATGGAAAAATGGGATGCCTGCGCTTTTCCGGTTGATGAGGATGAACTGGAAGGGCGTGTCTGCTACGGCGGTCTGGATTTGTCCAGTACGACTGACCTTACGGCGTTCGCCCTGGTATTTCCGCCGGTGGATGAAGAGGATAAGTACATTGTGCTTCCTTATTTCTGGGTTCCGGAGGAAACACTGGATCTGAGAGTGAAAAGGGATCATGTTCCGTATGATGTCTGGGAGCGGAAGGGATTTCTGGAAACAACGGAAGGAAACGTGGTCCATTACGCATATATCGAGAAGTTCATTGAGCGGCTGGGTGAGAGATTCTATATCCGGGAGATTGCTTATGATCGATGGGGAGCAACGCAGTTATCGCAGGATCTGGAAGGAATGGGATTCACGGTGGTTCCGTTCGGCCAGGGTTTTGCTTCGATGTCTCCGCCGACAAAGGAATTGATGAGGCTGGTGCTGGAACAGAAGATCGCGCATGGTGGTCATCCGGTTCTCAGGTGGAACATGGATAACATCTATATCCGGACGGATCCGGCAGGCAACATCAAGGCGGATAAAGCGAAGTCCACGGAGAAGATTGAC